CGCCTCTCCGTTCACGAATATGCAGCGGACGGACTCGCTGCTCCAGAAGTTTTTCTACGGCGACGGGCTCGTCACAACGTCCGACTCGCTCGGCGTGACGGGGGCCGGGATCAAGAAGTCGCTTCGCCGATTCCAGAAAATCGTCGACACGCTTGGCAAGCGGACAGACGGCAGCATCGACACGGCGGCAGGGCTTCGGGCTGCGAGAGAGTTGCTCCAGGGCCGCTCCCTGCGCGCTGGGGACATCGAGAAGTTCTTCGCGGACTTTTCCTCCAAGTCTGATGCTCCAGGAGTATGGAAGCCGGGCTCGTACCTCGTCGACGAGGTCGTGCCGGTCTTCTCGACGTTTGGCCCGAAGGTCGGCCCATTCTATGGCAACAACAACGGCGAACTCGACCACCTGACGGCCGACGTCTGGTTCTCTCGAACCTGGGGTCGCGTCACGGGCGAACTGGTGATCCCTGGCAGTCCGACGAAGTCCTCCAAGCAGGCCGCCGAACTCGCGAAATTGATCGGCAAGGCAAGCGACGAGCAGTTGCACGGAGTCCCGGCCGCCGCACTGTCTGACGCCATCAAGCAGACGAGCGAGACGGGCGCAGTTAGCGATGTGCTGCGAGCCTGGGCCGGCTCCAGGCTCAGGCACTACGCCAGGGGCGACTACAAGGAGAAGACCGGCCTGGGCGGGCAACTGAATCGCCTCGCAAAGAACATCGTCGAGAACGACACCTCGCTGATCGGCGACCCAGGCTCCGGAAGTCGGCGGAGCCACATGATCCGTCTGATGCGGGAGGCGTCGAGGCAGACCGGAGTTCCGGTCGCCTATCTCCAGGACATCCTCTGGCAGGACGAGCAGGACGCCTATGGAGCCCTCGGCGCAAAGACTGCCACGAACGTCGGCGAGCCGTCGCTCTACTCTGACCAAATCCGAAGGCTTGCGGCAAACAATGGCGAAGACCGGAAGCCAAGAGCCAAGGTTGATCGCGGCTACCGCCGAGACTACGAGCAGCCCGAGCCGTTCGTCGACGACTACGAGCGTGGCGGCCGCGACCAGATGCTGTGGGACGCAGCGTTGGCTCACCTGAGCGACGAAGAGTTCGCCGAGGCCGTCATCAAATTGGCCGAGAAGGCGAGGCCGACCGAGGAGGTTCGCGAGGAGCATCGAAACTTCGCCGCTCTCGATTACAGCGTCGAGATTCGCTCTGCCGACTGCGGCCGCGATGACGGCGGGAAGTTCGGAGACGGCAACACCTGCGCCAAGGGCAACGAAGGCCTCTCGAACAGCAAGGGCGAATCGTTCCGTGGCGTTCGTCGCAAGTCTGACAAAACTCAGACGAAGGTGGCTCGCAAACTCTACCAGATGCGGGTTCCAGAGAAGAACCTGAAGGCGCTCGTCCGCAACCTGGGCGGCAAGGTGAGCAACACGTTCGTCGAGATCAACTCGGACTATGGCGACGAGGGCGTGAACGTCTTCGTTCGCGATCGCGACAACAACGAGACGCACTACATCCATATCGGCTACTACGGAGCGACGATCTACACGACCGACACCATGCCGGCTTCGGAAGTGTCCCGCATCCAGGCCGCCGCCAAGGAGTTCCTTCCCAAGACGATCGACAATCGCCTCTGGGGCGGCGGCAGTGACTATCCGGTCTATGTCGTCAACAGCCCCGACGAGACGTCGAAGCAGTGGAGCGGCCTGTCGGCCAAGCAGCGGCTCAAGAAGGAGCGTCGCTCGGCCGACTGCGGACGCACTGACGACGGGAGGTTCGGGCCGAAGAACGAGTGTCAGGAAGGGGCAGGGCAGGGCGGCGCCGACAAGCCCTCGCTGCTTTCCTCGAACGGAAACAAGAGTTGGTTCCCGGCCTACGGCGACGAGCCCTTCGAGGGCGCGTCCAAGTACAGCAGCGTATCCACCAGCGGTGGCGCTAAGGTCGCCGAGTCGCTCGACAAGATGGGGATCAAGCCCGGAGAGGCAATCGCGGCGACCGGCGCGCCTGATCGTGCCGAGGTCATCGTTCGCACGGCCCCAGAGTTCTCAGCAAACGACGCTTTCGCCGGCGGCGAGTCCAGCCCGATCTTCATGGACTTCACGGCCGACGTCGCTGGCATTCGCAGTGGGATGTCAGGCTCGTCTGTTCTTGGGTCTCGCAAGAACCCAGAGACCGGCGAGCAGGAGAAGGTGCTGTATCACAATGTCTTCGAGGTGCTGCCCCCAGTTGCCGAGGATGCTGGCCGGAGACACGCGGCGGCCAGGGCCTTCTACCGCACGATGGTGGCGAGCATCGAGAACGCCCGCAAGTCTGGGATCGCAGAGATCAAGTTCAGCGCCGCCGGCTCGTCTGGCGACCGGGACGACAAGACGGCACTCCGGGGCTACACGCTTTGGCCTCGTATGGGCTTCGATGCGGCTCTGCCAGACCGCATCCGCGCGAAACTGCCCGAGTCGCTCTCCCACGCGAAGAGCCTGCTCGATCTCCACGCTACCCGCGAGGGGACGAAGTGGTGGGCCGACAACGGCGAGGACATCGACGTCTCGCTGCGGCTCGGCGACAGGTCGAGTCCGCAGAGCAAGATCGTCGACCGGTTCATCAAGCACTTCATGAAAGAGCGTCGCGAGATGCCGCTCGGCACTGGCGACGGCTGGCTCTCTCCCGAAGACTTGCTCCGCCTCGACGAGATGTGGCAGGAGGTGTGGGACGAGGGTGACCTGGACGACTACGAGTACGACGATGGCAACTCCTGAAAAATACTCTCACATCGACTTCAAGCCCCCGCAAGGAGCCCGCGAGGAGGCCGAGAAGTCCCTCGCGTGGCGCCGCGAGTTCGGCCGTGGCGGCACGGCCGTCGGCATCGCCAGGGCGAGAGACTTGGCAAACGGCGTCGAACTCTCGCCGTCGACCGTCCGTCGCATGAAGGCGTTCTTCGATCGCCACCAGAAGAACAAGTCGGCGCCCGGCTGGAGCCCCGACGAGGATGGCTTTCCGTCCAACTCCCGAATCGCGTGGGCTATGTGGGGCTCCGACGCCGGATGGTCGTGGGCCAAGAAGGTCGTCGAGCAGATGAACGCCGCCGACGAGAAGGAAAAAAACGAGCGAGGCCTTCGTCCCTACGGCTCGACGCACGGCATGAGGCCGAAAGTCTACGTCGTCCACGGAGCCCCGTGCAGCGGCAAGAAGGACTACGTCGCCAAGCACCTGGGCGAGAACGACGTCGTGTTCGACTACGACGAGGTCATGGCGGCGATCTCGGGAAGGCCGGTTTACCAGCCGAACAGCAACCTCGTCTCTTATTGTCTGGACATAAGAACCCTTATCCTGAAGAAAGCATTGCAGCGATCGGGTGCCGACAAGACCTGGATCATCACGACAAGAGTCGGCGACGACATGAAGTCGCAGTTGTCGGACGTCCCGGTGCAGTACGTCCACATCGACACATCCAAGGAAGAGTGCCTCCAGCGACTGGAGCAGGACGAGCAGCGACAGCCCTTAGCCCAGGAGTTACGCCAAGTGATCGAAGAGTATTTCAGGACTGGCGACGAAGAGCAGCGTCGAGCCCCCCTGGCCCAGCCGGGCGTCGAGCGGCGTTACATCGGCAACTTCAGCAGCGCCGAGCGACTCGACCCGGAACTGCTTCGCATCGAGAAGCGGTCTGATTCCGAGACCGGCAAGCCTCGCACCTACATCGTCGGCTATGCGGCCCGCTTCCATCGCGACAGTTTGCTCTTGGGGGATTTCGTCGAGCAGATTGACCCCGGCGCGTTCGAGATCGTGACGAACCGGCAGGACGAGGACGGCAAGCCTCTGGAGACTCGCTGCCTCTTCAACCACGACCCAAACCACCTCCTGGGCCGGTTTCCGACGACGATGCGGATGATCGTCGACGACAAGGGCCTGCGGTACGAGTGCCTGCTCCCCGAGACTCGCAGTGATTTGGAAGAATTGATCGCGCGTGGTGACCTCAAGGGCTCAAGTTTCAGTTTCGTCGTGGCTGAGGGTGGCGAGCGATGGACGACGGAAAACGGCCAGTCGCGGAGAATCGTGACGAAGGTGAAGTCGATCCTGGACTGCGGCCCCGTGACCTACCCGGCCTACAGCGACTCCAGCGTGTCGGTCGCGAAGCGGAGTTACGAGCAGTTCGTCGGTAAGCCGCAGCCAAGGCCGCGACGCAAGAGTCGGCTCAAGGCGCTGGAGCGGAGGGCCGAGGCTCTCCGCGCAAGAATCGCCGCCGAGGCCTTTCTCGCCGAACGCCGCGACTGCGGCCGAGACGAAGGCGGCCGGTTCGGCTCTGGCAACAAGTGCCAGGAGGACGAAGGCAGTGGCGACAATCAGTCCTCAGACGTCGGCAAGAAAAGCCCGTCCAATTACGACAGCCTGACATCGTCGCCGAAGAAGTCGGCGTCGTTTGGGGGCAAGAAGGCGACCGACTACTCGGCCGCCTCGCCGAAGGCGAAGAAGTCCGGAGACGAGTACAAAGCGAAGGACTCCGAG